TATCTCCTTACCTAATACTTATATGTGTTTTTAAAAGGGGGCCGAAGCCCCCTAATTTAAATATTAAGTCGTTGTTCTTGCATCAAAGAATTGGTACTCTAAAGTCACCTCAAATTGCTCAATCGCACCAGCTTCTTCGTAGTCTAGTGGGATACCAGCAATTCCTGTTGGATATACACCTCTTAAAGTGTATGACTTTATTGTATTACCGTTTCTGTCTAGGTGATCTAGGAACGCATCCACTTGATAGTCAACTGGATTTGTTAGTCCTTCGTTATCACTCATATTGTTTATACCGTTTTGCCATCTTTCAAATGCATCTCTTAATTTGAAATTTGTATCGTTATAAACAGTGACTGACCAACTTGGGATCGTTCTATCACCAGCAATCTTAATTGATCTACCTCTAAATGGAACAGGTATGTTCGCAATTTCCATTGAAGGAATTGAAGTAGCTCTACATAAGAAAGCCAGTTCTTCTATTTCACCACCAACACTTGCATAACCAGGAAAAGGCATTGTAACCTTAAACTGATTGGCTCTTGCGCCACCGCCTGCAAGTTTAGCTTTAAAGTCTGAAATGTTTGCCATTTTCTATTCTCCTCTACTATTAACCTGCAACTTCGTCAAAAGAGACGCCAGTTCGGGTTGCGACAAAAGATAATGTGATAAAGTTGATACTTCTTGCTGGTTTAATGAATATTTCAGCAACAAATTCGTTTCTATCAATTACTTCGCCTGTGTTGTTAGTTTCATCACACACTACTAAAAAGTCAGTGATACCTCTTCTGCCTTGTATTTCTCGTAAGAATGGTTCAACGATATTTCTAAAGTTTGCTCTAGTAAACTCGTCATTAAATTCAAACAACTGAAATTTAGAAGCAGTAGAGATTGCTTTTTCTAGTAATATGAACAATCTTCTTACATTGATTCTATCAAATGCGCTTGGTGTAGATAATCCTGTTTTATCACCAAATAAAACTGTACCTTGACCAGGGAAAGTAGCAACTGGGTTGATTCTCGCTGGGTATAGTATGTCTCTTTGTGCTTTAGTAGGATTAAACGCCAACTTAACTGCGCCTCTAATAATACCTCTGTTAAAACCTGCTGGTGAGAAGAAAGGATCAGCAACTGTGTCCGTTCTAGCAGCAAGTCCCGCAATGTCTCCGTTTAATGGTACAAATCTATATACGTCATTGTATCTGTCGTATGCGTATTTGTATCCACTATCAAAAACAGCGTATGAAGATGATCTTATACTATCAAAGAAATCTTTGACGTTTTGCATCTGTGTGTTTGAGTTAGTTACATTAACTACATCTGCTCTTTGTGGTGAAGCAAATACAATTGCGTCTTTTCTTTCTTCAGCAATTGTAATTAAGTTATCAACGTGAGTTGTACTTCCTGAAGGACCAGCCATAATTAAACCAACGTCAACTGTTTCACTGTCTTGGAATTTTTCGTAAGCAGTTTTTAGTTGTGCGTCAGTAATTGTTGTTCCATTTGAACCACCAGATAAAGATTCTAATGTAGGTGTATCAACTGCTGTGAAAGTAGTTCCACTTGCGTTATTACCCCAATTAGTTCCTGATGTGTTGTGATCCATCCAATAAATGTATTGTGATTTATTGTAGATTACATCTGGATAGTAGTTATTATCGCCTTGTGGAGTTTTTGCGTCAGCCGCTTTAGAAAGACTTGAAAAAGTTTCTAACACTCTTCCAGGTGTTCCTGAAATGCCGCCATCTTCGTCAACAACCACTACGTGGATTTCATCGCCTGAACCTGATCTATCAGATACATACGCTGAAGTTCCAGGAGCTCTGTCAACAGAGTCGTAATATCTCCATCTTCTTTTGATTTTACTATTGTCAGCGATTACTCTTTTCAATCCACCAGCACCTCTAGGGTGTTGAACGATTGTTAAAGTTTCGCTTGAAATAGCAGTTATTCTATAAAAATCTCCATCATCAAAGTCGTTAGTAGCTGCAGTTGTTGAGAACTGAATAATATCACCAACATTAAAATCACTTCCTTCATCAACAGCAATTGTAGTATTACCTACTGCGTTTGTTGTTGAATCTGAAGCAACTTGTCTGCTTGATATTTCTTCATATGCAGTCGCACTTGGACAAGTTGATACTAACAAATTGTTTCCGTGTGTTCCCGCTGTTCTAGCCGCAAATGTACCTACTGTACCTTGACCTGTGGAGTAATTGTTTGTATAGTCATCAGTATTCTTAATTAGAATGCTTGAGCCTGAAGCTGTTGCATTTGCTAATGACGTATTTTGGGCTCGTACTACTCTCAAAGCATTACTATATTGTAAGAAGTTAGCCGCTGTGAAAAATGTCTCAAAGTTAGTTGAGTCAGGTTTTCCAAATGTATCTACTAATTCTTGTTCACTAGAAATAGAAACTATTTCATCAACAGGACCTTTAGCAAATGAACCCGCAACTGCACCAATACTAGTTGATACCGCTGGAATTATATTTGTTAGGTCTCTTTCTTGTACGAGAACACCTGGTGATACTTGAAATGCCATAGGTTAATTCTCCTCTTTAATTAGCTAATTGTTTATGTTTATCAAAATTCGTAAGTTTTCTTACGCCCATAGTCAAACTTTTTATCATTGTAGATATTTATAATAATCAAAAACTACGATTATTGACCCTTTCTAACGA